TGAAAGTCTTTCTACTAAATATAATAAAACTAATGAAGACCTCCAAGAACAATACGGAGGAAAAATTGTTAGTCAATTAGCCGAAGCAAAAAGAGCATATAAACTAGCTTATGAGGAAGGCGATGCCGATCAAATGGCAGAAGCCCAATCAATTATTGCAAAATTAAGTGTAGAAGAAGAAAATGTTAAAAAGAAAAAAGAAGAACTCGCTACACAAAAGGAAGACGTAAAAACCGTTGCAGAACAACCACTTGAGCAAAATAAACCTGCTCAAGACCCTGATCCTAAAGCCGTAGAATGGGCTAGTAGAAACGATTGGTTTGGAAAAAACGACGCAATGACCTTTACAGTTTACTCAATTCATCGTAAACTGACCGAAGAAGAAGGTTTTGATCCTACGTCTGATGAATATTATGCAGAGGTAGACAAAAGAATAAGAGACGAATTTCCTCATAAATTTGAGGATAACAAAACAGGAACAACTCGTAAAAACGTCCAGACGGTTGCTCCTGCTAATCGAAATGTAAAAAATGGACGCAATACTATTCGCTTGACTAAAAGTCAAGTGGCTATCGCTAAAAAACTTGGAGTACCACTCGAAGAATACGCAAAACATGTGAAGGAGCCAGCTTAATGACAGAAGAAAACAAGAATATGAATAGAACCTCACGTGCTGCTGAATCTCGTTCAAAGCAAGAACGCAAAAGACCTTGGAAGCCATCATCGTCTCTTGAAGCACCACAGCCTCCTGAGGGCTATAAATACAGGTGGATAAGAACTGAAGTAAGAGGGTTTCAAGACCAGAAAAATGTCTCTGCGAGACTAAGAGAAGGTTTTGAACCAGTGCGAGCTGATGAACATCCAGATTTTCCTGTGCCTACTATCGAAGACGGTAAGCATGAAGGAATTATTGGTGTGGGAGGACTTATGTTGGCAAAGGTGCCAGAAGAAGTTGTCGAATCAAGACAAGAGTATTTTCAGCAACAAACTGAGGATCAAA